GTCGGCCATGGTGTACTCAACGCCAATGTCTGCCATCGCACGCTGTATTGCAGTGTGATTAAACCAATCGGCCTCCCGCGACACCCCCATGGTGTTATCATCACCATAGGTGAGCAAGCGGACGAACTCTTTGAATCGACGGGCTTTGTCATACACGGACCCTTCAAACGGACATAGCAACACGAAGGCATAACGCATATACAATGCGTTAGCGATGCAGTTCACTATCACTGTAAGAGGATGACCTGACGGGTTGGAACCAAAAAACTCGACGAGATCTCCGTCGAAGTTTACGAATGCGTAAGCTGTGTCTTCTGCGATGCAATCAATCACACACAACTGTTCGTTGCTCCAGCCTGCAGCTGAACACAGATTGCGTAGCACTCGAAATGATAACAAGATGATTAAAGCTTCCATCTTCTTATCAAATTTGCCGTAGTCGCCTGCAACCATACGATCCACACCAAAACTTGTAAGAAAGTTGTAGTAGCTCTGCCATTCCAGAGACTGGACAGTGCACCCCGGCGAAGCCTCAAACACAAAAGGGTTCTCCTGCATCAGCTTCACAACGGGTAGCAAAAACTGCCTCACGACAAAGCTCCAATCAGCCGGTGCCGCAGTAAATACGCGTATCTTGCCTTCCTCGACCTTTTTGGTTGCGCGAGGTTCATCCTTTAACTTTCCGCTGAATACTGGACAAGCCCGTTGATTGCGACCGTACATCTCCTTGATCCGCGCAATTCTATCAGTCACCTCTTGGGAGAATTTCATATCTCCTTCTGTACCCGACAAGTACTCTTTCTTAGTCTTGTTGTATGGTTCACCCATCGATGACTTGAAATTCATCTTATCGATGAATCGGACACCAGGAATGCCGTTGATGGTTGCCTTATCAGATAGAGGCTCCAACAAGCTTAAAACACCTTCAGGCAGCAGTGCGAGCACATCGTCGGTATAAGCTTGAGCTATCGCTTTCATCATCGAGCCACTCAATGAACCATACTTTTTCTGCGTTGAGTCCACAAGAGCATGTCGCCACGGTCTATAATCGCGAAGCTGAGGGATCGTGAAATCAACCTTCCAGCCGCGCTCCTCCAATATTTTGGGCCCTAGTAAAGTAGGCCTCACTTTAGAGCGAGATGTGATGGAAAATCCAGCATAACTTCCATAAACGTTGAGCGATCCTTTTTCCAACCAACGAAGGGGGGACTTTTGACGCAGATCCACCAACAGTTTTGGACGACTCACAGCGCCGATGTCAGGAACCGCACATTGGACTACGGGCATGTCGAAATGTTTTACTGCCTTAGCGACCACTTCAGTGTCTATCTCTGTCGCCCACACGGAACCGTGGGCATTACCTAGAGAGTGGATCCCAACAACTGCTGCAACGGGTTGATGTACAAAAAGCGGTGAGCCACAATCACCCACTACGGTAGCTTCATCCGTCCAACCTGTCCAGGTTTGTAGAATAGTATTGAGCTCAGGGACTTCTTTCGGGGATTGCACCACACACTTCACCCGACGGATTTTCGTGGAGAGTCCTTTAGTGCGGGTCACGTACGATGCAGTGTACGCCCCACGAAGAGTAGGACGACGCACCAACTCTCGCAAGTCTCTTTTAGTTTCCCAACTGTGCACTTCAAAGAAGGCCAGGTCACGCTCCTTAAACCGTAGGATATCAGCTTGTCGTAGCTTAAACACAACATTCGTTGACGCACCCTGCACGTGTGGCATTACGGATAAGGTGATTTCCAATTCACCTTCCTCAAACAATGTGTGATTATTTGTCAACCACAAGTGACCACATGGGCTGAAAGTGTTTCCTTCGCGTGCACGGACGCCGTTAGAGACCTTCACTCGAGCTGTATTTCTCTCCACAACTTGTGCAAGTTGATCATGTGAAAGATTCGCAAACGATACACTCAATTCAGAGCGATCAAACGTCGACGTTTGGTAATCATCACGTTTCCAAACATTCTCCCGCTCCGTTTTTGGAAAGTGTTCATCCGCAACGGACTGACGCAAGCCTTGAACCTTAGGGGTGCGTGCTGTGGCCGACTTATACAATCCGTATGAAGTGATCATGGTGGTGGCAGCCACCTACCCACTCAAGATTAGTCTCCACTTGCGGTTAACGTAACACGCAGATAGCGTATCAGCGAGCCACACGTAGTACTCACTCCGCTCCCGTGTGTACCACCGAAATCCACTGAGCAGTAACTTGCGTGCCAACGACCACTCCATAACAGAGTTAGTAACGCGCCGCACAAAACGGGAACGAACGTACGCCTGCAAATAAATGTCAGCACACCAGTGAATAACTCGCATAGTTCGGGTGGTATTCTTACGACCCTGAATTCGCAAGACCTCACCAAGTATGTCTGCCATATCGAGGTCAGAACTTTGCACCCGTGTCTCCACCTTCGTTACAACACTAACTGGGGAAGCAAATTTACGCTCTACCAGACCGTTGTGCAAAACTGTGGTCGTCATCATGTAGTTTGCTTCTTTGTTGTCACAGGGCACGAAATCGTACTTCCACACTCGACCATCTGAAGAGACTGTTCGACTAAAGGAGTTACCAATGACTTGCCCTACCGGAATTTGGTATTCCCTTGCTTGAGTTTCGTATTCCTGAACTAGAGAACAGACACACTTATGCTTTAAGAGACAGCAAGTCCGACATAGTTCGAACTCCTGCATCGCGAGAATTCCAGCTCCAGCCTTGACCTGAATGCTCTCAAACAAGCGCATCGTTGAACCAAGCCACTCGAGAAAACGATCAGTTTCCGTGAACGTCATGACCTCCTCATACTGAGCTTGTGCATCGCCAGCAGCAACAACTCTTTCAACGCGAATGTTCCAAAAATTTGGCCAGTCTCCAATTATCGGGGGCAACTTGGCTGGATCAATCATCTCGGGATCATCATCCCTCGCAAACTTGACCTTTGGTGTTACCACCAAAACAAAAGGGAAACGTCGCTGAACAGCAATGGGGCAGGCGAAATAGGCATGAGCGTTCAGGTGACGTGTGTTTGTTGTGGCTACCACCACTCGTGCGCGCAACGGATTGCGTCCTTTGTCCTCCAAGCTGGCCTGGTTGGGAACTAGTGGAACATCATTCATGATCTGAATAACTTCCGTAAGTGAATTATCCACCACTTTACTGTTTGGTTCACCAAACGCAATATCGTCGA